TACATTGAGTGCGCTGTTCGTGTTCAGGGCAGTGGAGTCGGTCAGCCATTGGTCAGTCTCCTCATTGGCATGCGTTACGGGTCATACAAATACACCAGTTTCCATCATCTGCGCCAGTCGAGCGGCCCGTGCGCCGACCTGTGCGGCCCACAGGCTTTGCAACATCAAAGCGGATGCCGCAATATAATCACCCCGCTTGACAGCCGCAAGAGTGTTCTTGAACTTTTTCAGCCCTGCAAGGCCCAGATTGAAACACATATTGATAAGCACCAGCTGCCGTACTTCATCGAGTTCGGGCCAGAAGTCAAACGCCTGCTCGCACTCGGCTCGGCAACGGTCAAAGTCGTGCCAGAACATGCTATGCGCTTCAAGTTCGTCAATGCCCCTATCGTCAAGGTTGCGGCCTATTCCTATAGTGAGCTTTCCCGCAGTACAGCGGTAGGGTTTCAGGCGCAAGCCCTCATCACGAATGAACATGTCCATAATTTGTGATGCGCTGAGTGTCATACCGCTTCCCCGTGCCTGGTGATAATTATATCCAGTTCATAGCCCATGCTGGAAATATGCTCTTCCAGTACATCTTGATTGCCGTCTTGTAATGCCGCCCATGCTATCGGCAGGATGTGACGCAAATCACCGAGACACCTGTTACATTGGCACACTACCGACTGCGTGTTCAGAAACGTCTGCATCAGCACGAACTCAAGTTCGGCGTGGTCACGCTCGCCGAACGCCGAGCCGGTCAGTAATTTAAACCGGCCCGACAACTCGCGGATGCAGTCAGCGCAGGTCATGGCGCATCAATCCTTGTTAATAATATCTGTTTTTTCAAGCATGATTGCGTCGCTTAGCGCAGTGGGGGTCATGTACAAATCACGGACATATCCATAAAACCACCCAGTATCATCGGCTTGCCTCCGATTGAGATACATGGTTTCACCATACGCTCCCGGTTGCGTGGTACCTGCGTCTGTCACTGTGTTTATTTTTTGCGCGGAAAAACCCTTAAGGACTGTGCTGGTGTCTGTAGTCCATGTCCAAGTTGCCCCAACCCTACACACCTGCCCTCGCGAGACTGCGCCGATGTCTTGGCCCGAAACTGACGCATAAAATGCGTTGCCGGTAAGCATGGTGGCTGTTAACCCCGAGCCTGTATATCGTGTTACTGATATATTTCTGCCGGTTGCGTACAGGAGCAGTCGGTATGCCGTGGAATTTTCCATAATATAAGAGTCAGTGGCCCCGTACAAAGAATACCGTTCTTCCGAACACCACAGTGGGATTGCCGTTAGAGCGATTGACCCGTTTCCGCGAGCCAGATACGTTGCACTGTGGACAAAAGAACAAATATCTTGCGCTTTCGTAATGGCTTCGTTGGTTGTCGGTATGTAGGATGTGGGGAATGTGCTGGCTTCCATCTGTGCACCCCACACATAGACAGCGTCTCCATTCGTGGCTAGCTTAATAGCTATATCCGGGTCATCAATCGTCCCGTACACTATCTGTGCTGTGGGGGCGGTGTTTCCTGTATTGAGATATACCCGCCGCCAAGTATCATCGACCTCTACCGGCGCAAGCCTTGTGCCACCGTCAAGCGAAAGATAAACCTTGCCTATGCCTGTTTTTCTTTTTATCCAGGCGCTAAAAATATATTTTGTGTCGGCTATATCCCCCAAGTCCTGCACCAATGTTCCACCTGCAGCAGTAGCCGTCAGACTGTAACAACCAGCAGCGCCGTCAGGCGCAATAACGGTTGATTCCTCGGCTACTGTTATATTGGTGTCATTCCATGCTTCGTTAGAAAAATCCTCACTGTACAGCGCAATATTTGTCGCAGTCCCCTCCAACAACAGTCCTTTGAGATAGTTGCGTTGCATTACTGAAAAAATATATTCACCTATAAGCCGCGAACCGAGCGTATTGTAGTGCAGTCCGTCGGACGTGACGGTGTGCATGTCGTTTGCATTTGAGCGATTAGAAAGATTCCCTGCGGTTGTCGGAGATTCGACCACGCTATTTGTGTCCAGTAGAACCGCTCCGTTTTGCGAGCAAAACGCACGCAACCATGCGTTGTATACAGCGATTGCTGCTAATTTTGATGCATTTATGCTGGCAAAAGCGCCACATGCACCAATGGGTAGAACATAGACACTATCGGCCCTGCCAACAGCATCTTCAATCATTAGGGCCATGTTTGCCTTGAGAAGGGGCATTATGGTGTCAATAGTTCTCGATTCCGTAATCTGGTTTATGTCGTTAAAACCGCCCTGTAAAATAATTACACCGGGATGCTTGCCATCTATTGCGGCAGTATATCGTTCATACAAATCTGTGCTTGCGGCGGATAATGGTGAGAGCTTGTTGATATACCCACCCGCAAGGGCTGCGGATATATCGACAGGTTGACTCAAAAGACCTGCGAGAGTATACGTCCATGAAGTGTTGCCTGCGGTCAGGGAATCTCCAACAGCATATACGCCGCCCTCAAACGCTGGCGTTATTGGTAACAGGCTTCCGTCTGCATCAATCTGGCTGTGGGTGCCGGTTATGGGGTCATATTTCGTTCCGCCAAACCTCGGGACGTTTTCGGCGGCAGTCCTGACAATTCCATCGTAGTCCTCAAATGTTCGGGCGCCTGTCCTTGAGTAAGTAAACACAATCGGGCTTTTTTCAGCCGTGTGCGCGGTGGTCGGCAGTGATGTCCGCATTGCCACGTTTACTACAAAATCGCTATCCTGTTGGAATCTATGCGGCTCAGCGTTATAGTCACGCAAAGACCTAGCCACGACCTGCTTAAACGTCTGCGCCTCGGTGAACGTGTTCGGTCGGTCGGTGCGGGCGATCGTGGCGTTGTCCAGTGATGAGACCAAATAATCGGCATACGTGTTGGCATCGGATACGGCACCGGCTACAGCAGCGTCGATTGCATCTGTAATAGCAGAAGATCCGCTCGAAGAACTCACTCCCCACCCGGCATTTCCCCAACCGAAGGCATGCGCCGAAGTGTAGAAGAAAACCAGAACTAAAAGAGAGAAGATTATTTTTTTCATTGCAATGAACCTCCTTATTTCGTGCCGGGGATTAAACGGATTACGATTTCGTGGGTTTCTTCAGCATCGGTACTGGCATGCACGGCCTTGACACGCTGCGTACCATCGGGAAAAGGTATCGGCTCAACCCAAACCATAGCAGCAATAGGCATCGTCAGGTTCCATGGTGTAGGCTTGCCTGTAAATCCATCCTTAGGCGCAAACACTGCCCATGCGTCGCCGGTTGCGTTAAAAGATGTATAAAAATTCAGCGTAACCGCTCCGCCTGTTCCCGGCGTGAAATCAATGTAAAAGTAACCGCCCAAAGTAGCAGGGACGTTTGAAATATTCCATGTGATTGTATTCACGTCCACCTGCGTCCCGATTGCGCCGGGGTGAGTGCCTTCGGCATCGCAGGAAAATTCAAACGCCTGAGCGCAATTAACCGCGATCAAAACAGCTGACAGTGCCAGTAATGCAATAATCATTTTTTTCATTGTCTGTTTTCTCCCTTTTATTATTTTAATTTCCAATCGCACGCCAGTAAACACGGAAGGGGCCGGAAGGCCCGCCGTCCGAATCAATGCCAATTTTAAAAGATGATTTCGATGGATTGCCGTGAAGGTATGGCGTGCGGCTTGCGCTTAACGCTCCATCGGTTTGAACGTGTGTCAACTGAACATTGAAACATGCAGAAGGGAATGCCGGGGAGAAATTAACCGTAACGGAATTTGTTCCCTGCCCCTCTGCCGTAACATCGGTGTATCCCCAACATTCGATTAAGCCGCCCGGAAATTTCTGAAAACCGTTGTTTGCAACAAGGCTCTGATTAGCACCCTGAAACGCTGAATACAGTGTCGCCGGGGTGATTGCGTACAGGCCGTTGATCCAGTTCTGGGCCTGTAATGCCGTTGCAAGATACATAATTCCCTTGACCGTTGTCGTAGCGTCTGGAACTTCGATCTGCAATGATTCGATAGCGTCCTGCAAATAATCGGCTATGTTCTGCACGGTCAGTGTATCGGCTATGTTTTCGGCCTGATTGTCGGCTATGAACTGAGCAAGTCCCGCCGCTAAAAGAGATGCTTGTTTGAGTGCCTTATTTTCAAGCTGCGATGATGCAATGCCGGGCACATGACCGAGCGTGCGGCCCTCTGATGCTGAGTAAGCATTTTGCGAAAGGATGTTCGTTGCGCTGCCGCCGAAAAGTAAAATTGAATTATCTGCCATGCTGTTCTTCTCCTATGCGTCTACAAAGACGTATTCTATTGTAACCCCTGCCGGTTTAATTGGCAATATGTTTTGCGTGAACAGTGCTTTTTGTAATTCGTTCGCTCCGGTAATTCTCACAATCATTTTCATGGGAATAGCTGCAGGTCTCGTGATTGTTTCACTGTCAAGGCCCCATAGCCCGCCGGCTATCAATTCAGGAAAGCCGGGAATAAACCCATCGTAATTAGCCCCGACGTTTTTTTGATCTTCGTAACTTGTTATGTCAAGCGATACAATCACATCACCGAACAGGTCAATGACTACAACGCTATCGCCTATGTTGCCGGATGAAAAATAGTTTTCTTCACACTCAAGCAGGTATAAATCTTTAATTGTTACGGATGCTGTTGAGAAGTCCCACGCGCCGCCTTCAACTTCGCTTTCAGGTGCGGTGCCGCTTGTCAGGTTCGCCGTGACGGTCGTGCTGTCCTCATAGGTCATTACCTCAAACAGTGCGACAGGTTCGCCGTCCGTGTCGTTTATGCGGATTGTGCGGGTGACGGAATCCTCTGCAAATTTTGCGCTGTCTGCGTCAAGGGTGTATTCGCCGGGGATTATAATATCCTCGGTAGAGTATCCCCAAAGTCCCGCGCCTGCGCTGCCGGACGTGCCGCTTAACAAGTTAGCGCCGACAACCGTGCCGGACGTGTATTCCATTACAGCCCACTGTGCGACGGTTGCGCCTGCTGCGTTAATTTTTCTGATTGTTTTTGTGCCAGCATCCCCGCTTGCGAATTTCGAGCTTGCGGCTGTCAGGATGAAATCGCCTGCGTCAATGATGGTTTCAGTTGAAAAGCCCCAAAGACCGCCAGTGTAGGTTCCTGAAACATTATTAAGCCCTGATCCAACAGCTCTAAATCCATACGCAGAACCATCGGCGATATAATAAATATCACGGACTCGCCCAATAACAGCGCCATTAGCGCTAATAAAATCAACGCTTTTCCCAATATCTGCGGTTGTGAATGCTCCATTTGTTTTTGTCATCTTTCTGGATGCGCTGCCCTCAACAGGTGTTTCAACCAATAGATCGTTCTCCACCGTGCTTTCAATATAATGCGGCAGAGGGTTCGCCGTAACGGTCAGGGCGTTTGATACCGTGCTGGCGATATAGGCATCGGTGTCGGCGGTTTCGGACACGTTCAAATCATTACCGACGGTGCTTTCATAGTAATGCCCCGGCGCGGGGTTCTCGGTAATCGTTAAATCGTTGCCCGTTGTTGCAGCTATTTCAGCGTTTAGCTCGGTAACATTTTCAACGATCTTTATGCCTACACCGGAGCCAAGCGCAGCGCGTACAATAGCGTAAGCTCCGTTGATATCGCCCTTCCACTGGTTCGCCAAAATTTTAGCCTGCATTACCGGCCTGAAAAGCTGGTCATTCAAATCTTGAATGCCGGTTGCCGGGTCTCCGGTTCCGCGCCAGTGTCCGTAGTCCCATCCTGTTTTTGTAGGGTTCTCGGAATCATCCCACGAGAAAAAGAAGCCTGAAATCGGAACAGGAACCGAGCGCGCAAGCCCTACCCATTCAGCAATCATATTTTGCTGTTTCCCGGTCGCCGTTGCCGGATCTGTTGCCGGAATAATCGCCGCTGAAACATTGTTCACGGTTGCCGCCGCGCCGCAAAGCGTCTCAACCATTGCCATAAATTTCGGGCTTTTGCGATGCTGCTGCGTGACTAGTGCCGTGTAGTCTGCTGCCGATACGGTCATATTATGTGCTCACATTAATAGTAATATCGTCAAGCGATAGCCGCGCCAGTTCATCAAATGCAATCGTTATGTCAGCCGCCGCCGCTTCTCCCTCTGCTTCGCAAATTTCAATAGCGGTAATGTTGAACGTAGCGCCCAGGACATTCCCGCCCAAATTTGCCGGGTAAAACAGCTTTGTATAGAGAACGTCCTGCCCGATTGCAAGCGCGTCAATGTACGCTTTGACAACCGCCTTGATTTCGTCCTCGGTCGTCGTGAGCCAGCCGGTCATTGCGTCAAGCGCAATTTCTACTTCGATATCAACATCAGTAGGCCGGTAGAAATTAATAGTTTTAGGATTGCCTTCAGCATCCTGAACAACCACGGAAACATCGCCATCGGTTCCGCACCCTATCGGTTTCTTGTTGTGGATTGCTTCGGCTATATCATCGGAATCGCCGCCCTCAACTACTACAGCGATTGAATGCGCGGAAACATCGCCGGGGGTTGCGGTATCGTTTTCATAGCCCTTGTATTTCGACACGCCCGGCACAGCGGCAACAGCCGCGACAAGCCCCTCAAATAGAGACTGAGACGGAAACATGGTGCTGATTGCCTGCCGGATTCTAAGCTCTGCATCCGTTTCAACCGGGGACCCCGGCACAGCCGCAGCCACGTTATTAACCGTGTACCATCCGCGCGTCGGCGTTCCTATGGTGGTAATGGTTGCCGCCGCCGTTTCAACTGTCCCGATCTGCTCGGCTGTCGCCGTAACGGTAACATCGCCGCCGCTTCCGATTGTAACCGTCGCCGGGAGCATCCATTTTCGGCCCTGCGCGTCGGTAGCGTAGCCGTTTGTAATGACCGCGCCGATTGCGCCCGTCAGATACAGGTCAACAGTTGAATAGGTCGGCACAAGCCGCTGAAGGCCGTTGATTGCCACATTGCGGGTCAGTGCATCGCCTGTGCCGGTCGTCGGTGAAAAACTGTTATATACAGCGGCGTTCGTCTGCATGGTGTCATACAGCGCAAGCGCAAAAATGGCTATATTCTGATAATCCTTACTGTCGGCTTCCAAATAAATATCAGGACCGTAAATCGCCCGGTATTCATCCATCAGGTAATCAAGTATTTCCTGGTATTCAGGGACGTGCAAGCCTTCAGAGTTCAAAAAGTACAGGTCTGCTATTGCCATGATTAAAGCACTCCGTTTAGCGGCGCGGGGCCGTAAATTGTATTTACTTCTGCTATGATTTCAATTCGCCGGGCCTGTGAATCCCAAACAAGCTGAAATTCCTCTATTGATTCAACGCCCTCGGTTTCAAGTATCCTGTCACGGATAGCCGGTTCGATAGAGTTCATTTTATTAGTTCCAAGCACGGCCTGTTCATACGGCGTGCCCTCGGACGTATCAAGGAACCATTCGCCAACCCAAAGGCGCAGCCGGGTAAGTATCGCTTGTGCGACAGCTTCAGCGGAATCAATCAAAAAATCAGCAATTCCGTTTCCAAAAATATAATCGTCGTCTATGTCTTGCGCTCTGTATTTCATCAGTTCGTCGGTGCTCCCGATGTTCCTGAGCCTGTCTGCACGCCCGTATGTTTATGCGCTGACAGCTCTACACCGTTTTGATCGGTTAGGGTTCCAAAATATTGCCGCACATCACCGAACAGATTGACCTGTCCACCGATAGCGCCAATGTTTACCGTTGGGGCAGTAACATCAATTTTTGTATTTCCCGTTATCGTTATCCTGCCCGCCGTGTATCCAAGCTCAATCTTTGTTGTCCCTGCAACGTCCTGCAATTTAATTTTTGGAGCCTTGCCGACCATCTCATTTAGTGCGGTTATGTTGATTTCACCGTCTGGCGTTATCTCAAGAAAGGTAGTTCCGGCTTCATCCCGTAGCTGTACGTTATCAGCCGAGACACCGGTTAGTACTTTGGTCTGAGATGCAGGAGCAAGTACAGCAAAACCATCTGACAGGTCGTGCATGCGAAGTTCTGCCGGTTCCTGTGTCCCGCCAGATTGCCACCAGCCGTCAATACAGCGGGACGCAAACACGACAAGGCATTCATCTCCAGCGGCAACGGGAAATGTCAGGGAGAATCCACCAGCGCGGGGCCATACAATCGGGCAGTCAACGAGCATGGGTAAATCAACCGCCTGTTTGCCGCCCGCCTGCTGCTGCACAAGGCCCTTAATCGCGGGTTGAACTGATACTGTTTGCGCCGTTAAATTAACAGCCGTTATAATGCCGGGTAGAGAAGTCCACATGCGGGCCTGTGATGATTCCATAGCACCGCGCAATATTTCCTCAAAATCTCCCGTTCGTTCAGTCCTCTGCATCTTTCACCTGTTTTTTAACCGGGGCCGCTTCGTCAACGTCGATGCAAATAAAATCACAGTACCAATCATTACCAAATGTGTCGCCCGTAAAGTCAATGCTCAAAATGCGGTATGCGCCGTCAACCGCAATGGACGGCATTTTGTTAGGGGCCGCGTCTTTTGCCGTATCTGGCAGTTTTGCGGTCTGGATGCTTGATTCATTAATTTTTGCCTTGCTGCCGATCTTCAACATGGGATTCAACAGGCACCGCGCCTTGATCCCGTCGTTTGTCTGTTCGGGAGTGCCGACAAGCCCGGTTTTGCTGTTCAAATAAACCGCCTGCCCTGGCAATAGTTCGCCGGTCTTTAGAACCTGCAATTTGCCGTCCTGTATGCTCCACGTCGCGCCTGACGAACGCGCCGACTGCCGGACATAGTCACGCGCAGGGCCGTACATAACCTTTCCGCGGGCCAGCGGTGCGCCTGCAATGTCATTGGAAATAAAGCCGGGGCGAATGCCGCCCTGTTGCTGCATTGTCAAAGTGGCAAGCTGTATCTGCTCAAGCTGTGTAGCTCCTGCATGGAGTGTGCCGTTTACAACAGCGTAATTGTACGCCACATCACCGTCACCCGCAGAAATATCAAGGTATGTATCCGTACTGTTCTCTTTTCCAGTGCGGTATTGCTTAACCGTACCGTCAAAAATAACACCAAAATTTGACTCATACCCAGCCTGCACTACAACACGGGTAAATTCTTTTTTCGCCTTTTCGACTGTCATCTGGTTCAGATTGTATATGCGTATGTCAGCCGTGTTCGGCGTCTGGTGGTCGGTTTTCTTGATTGAAAATACAACCTTCAGCCCGGAGAAATCTAATCCCTGCCCGCTGTCGTCTGCCAGCAGCAGATTAAATTTGCGTATATATTGAAGGCCGGTAATTGATTCCACTTTTTTACTCCGGGGCCACGTATCCGATAAAGCGGATTGACTGCTCAACCGCTTCAGGGTCAACGATATAATACAAGTTCGCGTCAGCGCCAAGATTGTCAAGCGTAGCCGGTGCGTTTTCATCGCCCTGTGTGTAGCTTATCAAACTGCCGGGAATGCCTAAATACCGGAACTGCCGCAGCAGGTCTGCGCCCGTAACAATCGGCATATTGAGTATTAACGGGGTTTCGGTTGCAGCGTCAAGCATAGTCAGACACCACAGACCAAGGCCCGAAAACCACCGGTTAATAAATATAAAATCACGCCCGGCAAGCGATATTTCAAATCGCTGCGGCGTGTTTGTGAATGGGATTTTATAGACCTGCTCAGCCATTAGAAAGCACCGCCGATTTTAGACATAACTGATTTCGATTTTTTAGATTCCTGCTTTGCGGGGTCAACAGCCCCGGCCTGCTTTTTGCCTGCATGCTCGGTGCTGCCGGTCTTGTCCGCCTGCGCCTGCCGTTCACGCGGAGGGAGTGTTACAACCTCAACCGCCGTGATAAACACCTCGACAAGCTCAAAAGAAATTTGAAGTGAATTTTCCGTGTTGCTATCCGTCAACTGCGACAACGACCGCACAAGCATATTGTTATACGTCCGCTTGCCGGTAATTACTTTCATCGGTACTCGGTCGGCCTGTAGCTTCAACAGCTTCTTGTATGTCTCTGCAAGATTCGCCGGAGTGTCGCCATACACCGCCCTGATCGTTAAGATTGACGGCTTAAGATATGCATGATCTGTAATGCTTGCGCCCTGCTGCACCGGGTGACTGGTGATTTCCAGTTCATCATTGCCGGTTTCCTCAATCGTAACCGTTGCCTTAAACGCTCCGACTGTGCGAGTCGGTAGAAACGTTGCAAGGACGGTCTTAAATATGCTTTGCGCCTGTTCTAACATTAAAACGCTCCTTGCGGTGTCATGTACCGCGCAGCGTATTTTATAGCCTTGTCATTTTCGCGGGCTGATTCACGCCCTGCCGCCATCGGGTCGGTGCTTTGAATATTCTGTGTGATTGTCTGGTTTACTGTTGCATTGCCTGCAACAGGATGCCTGGAACCTATCGAACCACTCCCACCGGGGCCGAAAGCATTATCAAGTATTCCCTTAATTCCTGAAAACGAAGTCAGTTTTGAAAAATCAAATGTGAATAATTCCTTGATATAATTAACGGCTTTCATCGCGGCTTCGGTCAGGATACGCACCTTGTCCGTCAGCCACACAACCGCCCGAATGGCGCCATTGATAAGCGGCTCCCAGTTAAAAAAGCTCTCGCCGCCTTCCTGCCATACCTTGAAATCATCGTACAGTAGGAGGATTGCAGCGGATAGCGCAAGCACGATACCGAGCGGAGACATTAGAAATGTTGAATTGAGAATTGCCCATGCCTTTGTTACCAAAGTAATAGCATTGCGCCACAAAAGAACAATGGCAATGCCGGCCAGTATTTTCTTGTCTATGCTGCCGATTATCTCGGCTACCCTGCCGCCAAGCTGAAACATCGCGCCGGTAATACTCAGAATCCCGCCAAGTATCGGCTTAACGACCGCTATGATTTTAGGCAGGTTTGAAATCAATCCTTTTCTAAGGGATTCCATCGCACGAGTAATCTGCGGCATAAACTGCACGGCAAGTGATTTTCGAAGCGCGTCAAAAGTAAATCGCATCCGGTCTTGTGCATCCATGAACTCCGCTGCTGATTTTGCGGCATCGTCTGAATTGTAGCCGATGCTGCCGTATAGCGCATCATACTCGGCGGTCAGTGCTGATATGTCTTGGGTCAGCATGCCTATCATTGTCGGGTCAAGGCCCAAGCGCTGAATGACAGACATTTGCTCCTGCCTGCTCATATCCTTTATGTACGCGCTGATTTCAGAAAACATCTCGGTTGTGGTTTTCATCTCGCCGTTTGTTTTTTTGGCGGATAAACCGTATTTTTCAAAGAACTTTGCACCGCGCCCGATCCCGGTCGCTGCCTCGCCCTGCACCCGGCTGAAATTTTCAAGCGAAGCATTAAGAGTCTGCTGGCTCGACCCTGTCAGTAATGCGGCATATCCAAGCCGCTCTATTTCGGTGACGGTCTTTCCCGTCCGGTCTGCGAGGTCGCCCATCTGGTCGATTTCATCGGCGACACCTGCGACGAACTTCGTCACCAGTCCAGCTGCCGCAACAGTAGCGGCGCCGAATCCTGCAACGGCAAGTGTCGTGCCTGATAAAACCTTATTCCAACGACCAAGCGCCTGCTCGTCGGTTTTAAAGCCCAACGATACAAGAAATTCCTTGATTACTTCACCGGCCATTACTTATTAGCCTCATAGTATCGGTGTTCGTTTTCGTCCTGTACGTCAAGTGCATCATTCATTTCTGCTACATCGTACAGGCTCAGGGTTCCATCAATCAAACTTTCGTATTTGCACATTCCCCTGAGTACCGGCCTGTAAAGCCATATCCTGCCGTCGGGAAGCTCTACCCATTTTACAGGCCGCTTTGTTTTTGGGCTGCTTCTTTCAAATCCAACGGCAGACCTTGAAAAAAATCAGATAGGTTCGCCGTAAAAGCCTTGACCGCTAACTGAGTCAGGGCAGCCATATTTAAATCATCGAACATTAAATGCTTATCGGTTGTCGTGACAGCAGACCACCCGCAACCGCCCGCTTCCCGGCGCTTAACGCACGATAGCAGCCCGAAAAGAACGTATTCAAAATCATCATCTTTCATGGCCGCAAGTACGTCAAAAATTTTCGGCAGTACTTCCCCGAAAACTGCGCCCTCCTGTTCATCTGCTGTCTGTGCTTTTTTTACCGCTCCGCTGGAGCCAGCCAGCGATGAGAAAACAGGCAACATGCGGCGCACGATATGAAACTGTGCAACCGCATTGAGCTTGCCTGCCGTGTAGGTGATGCCATTAATTTGAAACTCCATGATTTTCCTCCATCTGCCGTCATGGTTTAACTGCCGTTACAAAAGAGCCGGTGTTCCATTGCCAAGGCCGGGAGTCCACTTGATCGCGTCAAACGTCCACTCAAGCATCTCAGCCTCTTTTGCATACGATACTGCGGGCTGCTTCTTGAATGCAACGCCTTCAAGATTGTGTGAATCGCCACGGGCCGCGTCACGCACGGTAATGGAATTACTGCCGTGCGCTGCGCTCGATGCCGTCTGTAAATTATACATCTGCTGCAATTTGGCGTTTGTCGAGCTGGTCTTTAACAGTCTGATCGTTACAGTTGCCGACCTGTCGGCGCTCAGGGAGTGCATGCCTCGGCCGTCCGCTCCGATGGTCATGGTTGACTTATCGTTGACCGGCTCGATGGAAATTCCTTCCTCTGCAACGCCTGCATCAGCGGCAAGGTTTACGCTACCGCCGACTCCCGTTATTGTTGCCACAACATCAAGAAAACTGTACGCGCTCATGTTTTATTTCTCCCTTCCTTCGGGTTTATCGGTTCACGTTTACCTGTACGTCAACGGTATGCACAGCACCGGCCAGCTTCAAAGCTATCTGCATTACCGGGGCAACGCGCTGTTCGCGCAATGCCTGCGCCTGTTCGCTCATGGGCTGCATGTAGATGTAGTATCCGTCCGGCAAATACTGGCCGCGCTCAAGCTGCCCGAAACCGTCCGCGTTCCATGTCCCAGGGGCAACAAGCCCGTTGTTGATTGCTTCCTGGCAGACCTTCGCGGCCTCGGCCACAAGCTGATTTGCGCCGGCTTCCGTCTGCGGTATCTTCGTCGTGCTCGTGTAAAGCAGATTATAAAGGGCGTTTTGCAGCGCGTCTGCAAACCAGTCAAGGCCATGCACTTCATCAAAGTAGCTTCCGTCAGCCATCTGTCCGGTCTGAAAAATCGCCGTGTCGTTGTTGTATGCCGCGTACACGTTGCACATTTTAGCTGCCAATGCCTGCGCCTGCGTCTCGGTCAGGTTTTCAGCAGCGATACCGGGGAGCTGCTTATACATGAGCGTGATGGTCGCCCGGTTCGCGTTAAAATTCACGCTGAAGGCGCGGCCAATGGCTGAGCAGATCGCGTTCGCGTTCTGGCTGTAAGCCGTGATTGACCGGCGATAGCCAAGGGCTTCAAGCTGATATGCAATATCAGTCGTGTATGCAGCGCTCAGTGTGTTCGTGTCCGTCTCGGTTACACCAAGAATGCGGGCGGGTGATGCCGCTTCGATAAATGCGGCAACCGCAAGAATCTCATCATCAGAAAGCGCTGAAGATACTGCAAGGGCCAGCCCGTACCATGCGCCGCTCATATCGGCAAGTTCCTGCACGCTCTCGACAGGCGTTTCAGCGGCGATACCGTCAACCGAGTACAGCGCTGTTGCGGCGGTCAGTTTCAGGGTAGACGCTATGTCTGTACCGTCACCGCCCGTAACGGTTGCAAAGCTCACGCTCGATGCGGTCCCGGTCGTCGCGGAAGTAATAACAAACCGCTCTCCGTCCCACGCGCACTCGCCATCTTCGCCCAGGGCTGTATCAATAATCGCAGCAGCACCGGCAAGGGTCGTGATGCCGTCGAAGTCAAGGTCGTCAAGGTCTGTAGCGGTTTCTGCTCCGTCGATAGTGATTGTGAACTCGCCGTCAGAAATCAGCTCAAGGGCCGTTACAAGCGCGGCTTGCGCTGCGGCAGTAAACGCGCCGCCCTTCAGCATTCCGGGCTGTGCAGCGTCAAACATTGCGCCGATCATCAGCTGCCGGGGCTTTGGTGACTGTCCAAAGTACAGGGCCGCAGCAAGGTATTCCGGGTCGGTCGGACTGAAATCATCCGCAACGCCGTCAATGTCGGTATATACCCGGAACCGTTCACGCTGATCAAATACGCCGGAATCACCGGCAAGCATCAGCGTCCCGAACCCGCGCCGCGCAGCAGCAAGCGGACTCATGATTACTTCAACATTAATAAGCCGTGCAACATTAAGTTCAGTAGTCATCGTTTTTTTCTCCCTACTCTGGGGTTGCTGTTTCAAATGTTTGTGCGTTTATTTCACCGGCAGACTTTACAAGAGAAAGAACACGGAATGTGCGCTCGGCCTGCCGTCTAAAAGTCAGAGTAATATCTGCCCGGTCATACCACCTTGTATCAACCTGTTCGGGCACACGGCGCACATTAGATGCACCTCCGTATGAAAGCCCGTAAGTAAGCATCGCTTCACGGTTCTGCCCAAGGCTCAGGCCGTCACGGATCGCATGCGCGTATGACATGCAGTGCAGGCCGTACACCTGCACACTTACCTCGACCGTTTCCTCCTGCTGCATGCGCCCGTATTCTACAGGCGCGCCGTCCTCTGTCGTTTCCTCAACGGAAAGATAAGGCGACAATCCGGCAACGTCCACAACCTGTAAACCATACGCAAGCCATGTCTGATTAGGCTCAGGCACTGCGGGCGGTACAGCCTGCCACAACGGGCGGATATGTCCGGGCATTGTAATTCCGGTCAGACCTGCAAGCACGGTTCCGATAAATGCGGTCAGGTCGCGCCCTTCGTCGGGTGCAATCACCGGCCTTAAATATCCACCTGTTGCGCTTGTGTTCTCTGCCATCTTACTTAGCCCGCTTTACCACGTATGTAATGCTGTTAATCAAACTGCCTTCAAATTGTAAAACAGTCGATCTAAACCGTATGCCATGCTTTTTGCAGTATGATTTCCGGTGCTTATATGTTGGGCTGTTCGGTAAATAGCTACCCATTGTGCGTATTTGCGTTTTCACGCTATTAACTGCCTTAGTGCCTGAGCGCTCAAGGGCTGCACCCATCGCGCCTGGATTCTTAAAACTCCTAACCAATCCCTTGGCTATTTCAGCCGTGACGGTATCGCGCACAGCATCAACACCGGGAACCAAAAACGGGCGCGGGGGTATGTTGTTCGCCGCGCTCCCGTATTCGTTCTGGTATGCAATAGCAGCGTTCGTTATTTTCCCGTCTTTGCGCTTTGTGGTGGATGCCGAAACACCGACAAAGAGATCGTCTGCGGTCATTGCCTGAATATCCTGCATGACACGCGCTACCTTGTCGGTCGTTACTTTCCATCCCTTGCCGACGGTCATACGAACGTAGCCCCCGCGAAAAACATGCGCGCCAGTGAACGAAACTGCCGCCCGTAGCCTGTGGTATCGAAATCGTTTAACCCTGTATCCTGCGATACAGCCGCCGCGCCAAACGATCCAAGTGTGAGGAAGTGGGCCGTCACTAAATGAACAGCCCTTGTCCTCATATCGCCCCACATGCTTTCATGCACCAGCTGCTCTGCTATTAGTCCGCACGAGGCAATCTTAGCGTCAGAAAAGTCAGTGGATGACGTAAACTCTGGAAACTCGGATCGAAAGTCGGCTGTTACCATTTCTTGCCCTTTTTTGCTTTCGGCTGCTCGGGTTCTTTCGGCTGCTCGGGTTCTGCCGGCTGCTCGGGTTCTGTCGGCTGTTCGATTATCTCGATCATGCCGTGCTCAAGCTGAAGCTGAAAAGCCGGGTCTTTTAAAAGCTCTTCAGGGGCATCTTCGCACAGACCGCATTTAAAAACTTGCGGCGATCCTGTATGCTGTAAAAATAACCACGTTCC